GATTGAATGGGCTAACCGTGGTATTAACCTCTGGACAATCGAGCAGGGTCAGATCCTGTTAACGACAGGACAAGGTCTATACCCAATGCCTGTAGACACCATTGACATTTTAGATGCGGTAATCCGCCAAAATAATGGCACGGCAAGTACGCAAGTTGACATTAATATTAGTCGTATTTCAGAGTCTACTTGGTCAACAATCCCTAATAAATTAACGACTGGACGTCCGATTCAGATGTGGTTTAATCGCCAGTCTGGTCAGTCTAATACGTCCACAGCAACCCTAGCCAGCACGGTTACATCTGCCGCTACGACAATCCCAGTCTCTAATTCTAGTTATTTATCGACTACAGGATTTATTAAGATTGACTCTGAAGTCATGAGTTACTCCAATGTGACGGGTAATGACTTAATTAATGTCAATCGTGGTCAAAACGGCACAACTGCCGCAGCGCACACTTCTGGTGCAGCTATTACGGTTCAGAATCTTCCTGCCGTGAATGTTTGGCCCACGCCTGACGCAGGTGGTGGTCCGTATACCTTTGTCTATTGGAGACTGCGTAGAGTCCAAGACGCTGGCACAAACGGCACGGTAGAGCCTGATATCCCATTTAGACTTCTGCCTTGCATGGTGGCTGGACTTGCCTTTTATATGGCTCAGAAATTGCCTGACGGACAGGCTAGAGTTGCCTTTTTGAAACAAGAATACGAGGAGCAGTGGCTCATGGCTTCTACGGAGGACAGAGAAAAAGCCGCTTCTAGGTTCGTTCCTAGGACGACCTTCTATGCCTAATAAATTTAGTAGTGGCAAATTTGCGATTGCCGAATGCGACCGCTGTGGTCAACGGTATAAGTTAAAGGAGCTTAGGAAGTTAATTGTTAAACAACAAGTAAAGAATATTAAAGTCTGCCCTAGCTGTTGGGATCCAGATCAACCGCAGTTGTCGTTAGGGATGTATCCAGTGGACGATCCACAGGCTGTACGGGAACCCCGCCCTGATACGAGTTTTTTAGTGTCTGGAAGTAGTGGATTGCAGATTAATGGAACCAACGATACATCAATTTATGGTGTTGGATATTCAGAAGGTGGTAGTAGAATATTTCAATGGGGTTGGAACCCTGTTGGGGGGTCTAGAGATGATGGTTTAACCCCGAACAATTTAGCACCAGAAGGTCAGGTAGGCAGCGTAACTGTAACAACAACTTAGGAGTAATTATGAAAAATGAAGATATGAAAAAACCAATGATGGAAAAGGTTGCTAAGAAAGCCGTCAAAGGTCATGAAAAACGGATGCACAACATGAAGGCTGGCGGTGTCACAACTATGGATATGAAAAAGATGGGTCGCAATTTAGCCCGTGTTGCTAATCAAGGTATGCGGAGAACCGCAGGAAGAGGTCGATAATGGCTAAATTCTCTAAAAAAATGATGGGTAAGGAAGTTGGAGACGCTAAAGTCTATGCCCCTCCCCATACGATGGATGGCAAACCGTTAAAAATTACAGACACTACGGGCGCACAAGAAATGGCAAAAATGAACATTTCAGTCGATGGAATCAGCAAAGGCGTGGGTCAAGGTGTTAATCAGTACGGCAAGATTGAGATGCGTGGTGCTGGTGCGGCTACTAAAGGTCGTATGTCTAGCGGGAAGATGGGATGAACTACACGCAGTTAACATCCGCTATTAAAGGGTTTGCAGAGAACGACTTCCCAGCGACAGTTGGGTCGTTTACGTCCGCTGACCAGATTGCCCGTTTTGTGCAGTTGGCAGAGCAAAGTGTCTTTAATACGGTTCAACTACCTGCATTTCGCCAAAACGTCACAGGAACGATGACAAGCGGTAATAAGTATTTAGCAACGCCTTCGGATTGGTTAGCGACCTTTAGTCTTGCGGTGATTAATGCGGGGAATGAATATAAGTATCTATTGAACAAAGATGTTAATTTTATTCGTGAGTCCTTCCCAGATACAGACGCTGCGTTCTTTGGAGAACCCCAGTATTACGCTGTCTTTGACGATAACACCTTTATTCTAGGACCTACTCCTGACGCTAACTACGCTACTGAGCTTCATTATTTCTACTACCCACCGTCTATTGTGACCGCAGGGACTTCTTGGCTTGGCACAAACTTTGACTCTGTGCTTCTATATGGTGCATTATTAGAAGCGGCTAACTTTATGAAGTCGGACACTGATGCGGTCAATTTATACAAAGAACGCTATGGCAGAGCTATGGCAGAACTCAAACAATTAGGCGATGCAAAAGAACGTCAAGACGCCTACAGAAGTGGACAAGTAAGGTATCCAGTTCGATGATTCCAGACCTATCAGGTAAAAACATTGCTATTGTGGCAATGGGAAAATCCCATAGTCAGTTCATCCTAGCTAAGACCCATTCTCAGCCAATTGATGAAGTATGGGCAATTAACGCTATGGCAGGGGTCATTTATCACGACCGAGTCTTTATGATGGATCCAGCTAGTCGATTCTTAGACAGTGATGATGCAGGCACTCAAACGGGACTTATGCGGGCTGTTTTAGAAAAACACACAGGTCCAATCTACACCTGTGAGTTAGACCCCCGTTGTCCTGGATTAGTAGAGTTTCCTCTGGATGAAGTAATGAATGCTTGCGGGACGGGGTACTTTAATAACACCGTAGCCTTTGCGATTGGCTATGCCATTGCTGCCAAGGTAGGGCAAATTCACCTGTATGGGATTGATTTTTCGTACAAAAACGTAGTCCACTTTGCCGAGGCAGGTAGGGCGTGTTGTGAGTTTTTACTGGCAAAGGCGATGGAACGGGGCATTAAGGTTGGTATAGCTCAAGGATCATGCCTGTTAGATACCAGCGAACCCACTATTAGTAAGCTCTACGGCTACCACCGTCTTAGTGATCCACTCGTTGTAGGGTTAGAAAATGAACGGTTTGTGGCTAAAAAGTACTCAGAAATTAAAGATACGGTAAAAGACGAGGTGGAGTACAACCCACCAGAAGCAAAGAGGACATAAATGTTTGAAATTAAAACTGGCGATATTGTTAGCCCCCTCGTAAAAACAAGCAACTATGGCGGTTTACCGCTTGAAGAATTGACAGAACTCTGCGTAAATAGGATCATTGGGGTATCAGAAACTGCCCCGCCCGAAATTCGAGAGCAAGCAAAGTATTTCAGAGTAGCATTAGAGCGTACAATCTCTGAATATTTGAGTCGTGCAGCACAGTCCGAAAGGGCTAGTTGCATTCAAGTTTGTGTACAAGGCGGTGAAGTTGAGGCTGCTAATTTATTAAGGAGAATTTAACATGGCTTTTACAGGTAACTTCATGCCAACCTCTTTTAAGGTCGAAATCTTAAAGGGTGTGCATAACTTTTCAACTGGCTCTGGTCAGACTTTTAAATTAGCTTTGTATAACAACAGTGCTTCATTTACTGCTGCTACTACGGCTTATACAACCACTAATGAAGTAGCGGCTTCTGGTTCGTACGCTTTAGGAGGCGGAACATTAACTAAAGTCACTCCAACATCTTCAGGTACGACAGCGCTTACCGACTTTGCGGACTTATCGTTTACATCTGCGACCATTACAGCGTTTGGCGCTTTAATTTATAACGACACCGCAACAGGTAATCCAGCCGTAGCTGTTCTAGACTTTGGCGGTTCTAAAGCATCGACTGCAGGTACGTTTACGATTGTGTTCCCAGCGGCTACTGCGACTGGTGCAATTATCCGTATCGCTTAAGGTTAGTGCGGTGTGGCTGATGTATCCGTTTCTCTAGAAGGCTTTGGTCTTGATGGGTGGGGTGACTCACCTTGGGGATTTGGGAGTACTTCGCTTGTAGGAACTGGAGCTGTAGGAACAGTATTAATATCTGAAAATATTAATGTAAGTGTCACAGGAGTAGCTGGTACAGGTAGTGTAAATGGTGTAACAGTTACAGGAACTTCGGTTCTAAGCCTTACAGGCGTTAGCGGTACAGGGCAAGTAGGAGTTGCTCAAAAGCGAGACGACATAGACGTTTACCTTGAAGGATGGGGTTACTTAGGCTGGGGTGATACTGGCTGGGGTACAGGTAGTGCGGGAGTAGCTGGTACTGGAGCAATAGGTTCAGTATTAGTTATTACAAACGTAGATGTAAGTGTTACAGGAGTGGCAGGCACAGTAGCAATTAGTGGTGTAACTGTAAATGCAGCGGCAAATGCTCCAGTATCAGGGTTAAGTGCTACAGGAAGTATTGGCGGAGTTCAAGTTACAGGCACGGGAATATTAGATTTAACAGGTGTTAGCGGTACAGGTAGTGTGGGTCAAGTAGGAGTTGCAGAAGGTATTAGTGTTAATGTTACAGGAGTATCTGCGACAGGGCAGGTTGATAGTGTAACTGTAACGGGCGCAGCCGATGTAAATGTAACAGGGCTTCAAGCTGTTGGTAGCATTGGCAGTGTAGTAATTGCAGAAAATATTAATGTAAGCGTAACGGGTGTAGCAGGAACAGTAGGACAAGGCTCTGTAGTTGTAAATGCTGCCGCTAATGCTCCAGTAACGGGATTAAGTGCTACAGGGTCTATAGGAACTGTAAGTTTTGTAACAAATGCGAATGTGAGTGTTACAGGTGTGCAGTCAGTAGGGCAAGTTGGTCAGTTGTCGTTCTGGTTAGAAATTGATACTAGCCAAACCCCGAACTGGGTTGAAATAGCAGCATAAAATGGATATTATTCAAGTAAGGACAAATTATGGCATCGACATACAGCACTCTTAAAGTAGAGTTAATTGGTACAGGTGACCAAACAGGCACTTGGGGGACAACTACTAACGATAATCTTTCTATTGCTCTTGGCGAAGCAATCACAGGATCGGCAGATGTCAGTTTTTCAAGTGCGGACGTTACAGTTACCCTGACCGACACCAATGCTGCTCAAACAGCCCGCAATCTACGGCTTAACCTCACAGGCACTTCAGGCGGTGCAAGGAACTTAATCCTTGGTTCAGGTTGCCAAATTGAAAAACTGTACTTAATTAATAACGGATTAGCAGACGCAGTCACGGTAAAGAACACATCAGGTACAGGAATAGCCGTCCCCGCTGGCGCATCTATGTTTGTTTATAACAACGGAACTAATGTAGTTGAAGTACTTAAAGCCATACCCGTAGCCGCTGGCGGTACAGGACTTGCAACGCTTACAGCAAACAACGTCATACTGGGTAACGGTACAAGCGCTGTTCAGTTTGTATCTCCTAGCACCAACGGTAATGTATTAACTGCAAACGGTACAACTTGGGTATCTTCTACCCCTGCGGCTGGTGGAACTGTGATCCCTGCGGGTACAGTTATGTTGTTTGCTCAGACTTCTGCGCCGACAGGATTTACTAAAAATACATCAACTGGCGATAACTCAGCGTTGCGTGTTGTAACAGGTTCTGCAAGTACTGGCGGTAGCGTAGACTTTACAACTGCTTTTGCAAGTCAGACTCCATCTGGCTCTGTTTCTATTAGTGCAATTAGTGGTAGTGCTGGCGCAACAACTCTTAGTACACCTCAGATTCCTAGCCATAATCATAGTATTACTTCAATTTCAGGAGGTAGTAGTATTCATGCAGGCGTCAACCACCCTTCTACGCAATCATGCGTGTCTCAGTCTTCTTATAATACAAATAATACTGGGGGAGGTGGATCGCATGACCACCCATTTAGCTTCTCAAGTGGCACTGCTTCGTTTAGTGGAAATGCAATTAATCTTGCTGTTAAATACGTAGACGTAATTCGTGCAACTAAAGATTAATGATTAAAAATGGGAACACTTAAAAACGGGTCGTTTTGCCCACTCATTAAAAAAGACTGCGTTGGTCTTACTTGTGCTTGGTTTACTCGTGTGCAGGGCTACGATATGAATAGCGGCAATCAAGTAGACAACTATGAATGTGCAATATCGTGGCTGCCAATGTTACTTATTGAAAACTCAGGGCAACAACGACAAACTGGCGCAGCGGTTGAATCATTTAGAAACGAAATGGTTAAAGCTAACGAAGTAAATACTCAACTACTTTTAGCGGCTTCTGAATCACAACAACCCAAATTACTTAGGAGTAAAAAATGAAATTAACCATTATCCCTGTTAACGGATCGGTTGGTGAAAATGAAGTTTTTTATAATGATCTTGATTTAAGTTCTTGTAACATCCCAGAAAACGTTCATGCTCTTCAATGGGACAATGTTGCTGGATGGATTGAGTTTAAAGACCCAGTGCCTAATCAACCTATTACAGAACTACCAGCGTGGGCTAACTGCTGCATGACTAAGTGGACTGAAGCAAATACGCCAGTGCCACCACAACCACCAACAGCAGCACAAAATAAAGCGATCGCTGTAAGTAAATTACAAGCAACCGATTGGACTACTATTCCTGATGTTGGCGACCCAACAAAAAGCAATCCATATTTGAGTAATGTTCAAGATTTTGTTGTGTACCGTAATGCTGTTCGTCAATACGCTGTTTACCCAGTTGCTGGTAATATTAACTGGCCCACTGAACCCCAAGAAGTTTGGACAACTGTTTAGGAGTTATAAATGGCTGACGCTATACCAACACCATATGAAATTAATTCTTTAAAAGGCACTTATTACGAATTTCCTAAAAAAGAAGATATTCTTGGGGGGCATTATCATTCGCAAGGGCAGGGACACATAACTATTGTTCAATCTGGTTGTGTAGCAATTAGATCTCTCTATTTAGATCAGGCTTGGGAAAAAATTGGTAAAGCTGGTGATGTATTTGATTTACCTGATGAACAGTGGCATGAAATAATTGCTTTAGAAGACAATAGCAAAATATTAAATATTCAAAAAGGTTAAAGTGAACCAAGACCTTGAGCAAAACAATTTTTTGTTTGTTCCTAACTTTATCAGCCAGGAGCGTGCACAAGCATTAAGTCAAGAGTTCTATAAGCTAGAAACAAGTGAGCAATATACTAAAGACCATCAAGCCCCAAATTCGCCAGCAGTTTATAACTTTAAACCATTTCTTGAGCTGCTTTGTCAAAAAGTTGGTGAAGTAAGCACGTTGATTGAAGAACCAGTACTACCCACATATACTTACGCTCGTATATATAAAAATGGTGAAGTGTTAAATAGGCATCGTGATCGTCCAGCTTGTGAAATAAGTCTTACTGTGCATATTGGTAGCGATGCAGATTGGGGTATAAGTATTCAAAAACTTAATGGAGAAGAAGTTGAATTAAATTTAAAAAAAGGCGATGCTATGTTGTATCTTGGATGCACGGCAGATCACTGGAGAAATACACCTTTTAGTGGGCAAAACTATAGCCAAGTATTTTTACATTATGTGCGTAGTAATGGCCCAAACGCATGGGCTTATTTTGATAAAAAACAATGAAAGAACTAAAAGACTACATCGTTGTGATGAATAACATTATGCCACCGCCCGTGGCAGATTTAATATTATCTGAATATAAAAACTGTAAAGATTGGATAAATGCCGACGTAAAAGATGGAGAAAATTTAAACATTCGTAATTGCCAAACAATTGGCATTTCTTTTAATAGCATCATTGAAAAAAATTTAGAAGCACGTAAAAAAATAGATATCATGCTTTTTTCTATTGCAGGGCAAACCATAAAAGAATATATACGACATTTTAATCTTGCTCAAATAGAACAAGATTCTGGGTATGACTTACTTAAATATGAAATAGGTGGTTTTTATATTCAACATACCGACTCTTTTAAAGATCGCCCTCGTGCGGTTTCTTGTTCATTTGCATTAAATGACGATTACGAAGGGGGAGAGTTTGCTTTTTTTGACCGTGAGTTGGTGTATAAGCTAAAAAAAGGGGCGTGCATTGTGTTCCCTTCCAATTTTATGTACCCCCACGAAATAATGCCCGTGACTAGTGGTACACGGTATTCTATTGTGACTTGGTTTGTATAAGGGCTAATATGAAAAAAACTATTCAAGCTAGAACCTTAGATAGCGGGCTGATTGAGCCGCACCACGAAATAGAAGTGGTGTGTTTGGCGTGTGGTTACGACTTAGATGAAGCCGAGCTACAAGCCGATGTCTGCTCAAACTGCGGTGCGCCTTTAAACCTTAGACAGCATATATTGATTCACGCTACGTCTGTTCCTGCCGCTGGCGGAGAGGTGTTTTAAATTGAAATATGACGGACGAACTAGGATTAGGAGCTGGTGCCAAGGGTATCAGTGAGGGGTTTAAGACTGGCAGAGAAGCTGGTAAGGAGATTAGCAAGAACATCGAGGATGTTCAAAAAGAAGCAGTAGATTTAGCAAAGGAACGAGCCAACCAGAAGATACGGGAACGCAGAGAAGCCGAGCTAAAGAAAGAACGTGCAATATACAAAGCTCTTGATGAGTACAAACACCGCAAGAAGATTTCGGACGATGAGTACAAATTAAGGGTTGATTTTATCAAGCAGCATGGCACGAAAGAGTGGGAAAAGTTAATACAGATCAAAACCGAAATTGAGAAACTAGAAAAGGCAGACCAAGAGTTTTTTGATGCGGAGTTGGCAAAGATTAAATGGGTGCAGTTCTGGTGTTTTCTAGTGGCTGCTTGGATTGCGTATTACATCGTATGGGGGAGTAAAAAATAATGTTTACCCTAATATCTACCGCACTGTCCTTCCTCATGGGGGGTCTGCCTAAACTACTGGACTTCTTCCAAGACAAGTCTGACAAAAAACACGAACTAGAGCTTGCCGCCATGCAGATGGAACGTGAACTAAAACTTATGGAAGCTGGCTTTGCTGCCCAAGCCCGTGTCGAAGAAATACGCACCGAACAAGTCCAGATGGAAACTCAGGCTCAAGAACGCACGGCTATGTACGCTCACGACATTGAGATTGGTAAAGGTGCTTCTCAGTGGATTATTAACCTACGGGCTTCGGTGCGCCCAGTTGTGACTTACCTGTTTGTTCTCCTCTTAATCATTGTAGACATCGCTTCTATCTGGTGGGCATGGTCATCTGGAGCCGCCTTTGCCGAGGCTATCCCAATGGTATTTGATGCCGATGAAATGCAGATTCTAGCTTCTATTATTGCGTTCTGGTTCGGGACTCAGGCATTTAGTAAGAAATGAAAGTAAGCGATAAAGCCATCAAAATGGTAAAACATCACGAAGGTGTGCGCCAAAAGCCCTATCGCTGCCCCGCTAAATTGTGGACGATTGGTGTGGGTCATGTGCTCTACCCACGGCAAGGTGCTTTGAAAATAGACGAACGGGATGCCTACCCACTGGAAGAACGAGACAACCGTACCTTTTCAATGGAGGAAGTCGATGGAATACTTAGGGACGATCTTAACCGCTTTGAACGAGGTGTTGAACGCTACTGTCCCGTCAAGCTCACTCAAGGTCAGTTCGATGCTCTTGTTAGCTTTAGCTTTAATGTTGGGCTTGGAACACTACAGCGCTCAACCCTCCGTCAGAAGGTTCTTCGGGGCGAAATGGAAGGGGCGGCAGAAGAGTTCTTGAAATATACGCTGGCTGGGGGTAAAGTACTGAAAGGGTTAGTTACCCGTAGAAACGATGAACGAGCATTATTTTTATCCTAGGGTAAACCCGTGCCACTCCAAAAATTACAATTTAAGCCAGGATTAAACAGAGATCAGACTAATTATAGTAATGAGGGTGGTTGGAATGAGTGCGACAAGATTCGCTTTCGCTCAGGCTATCCCCAGAAACTAGGCGGCTGGCTTCGCTATGGAACGTTTGTAGTTGTAGGTGTTTGCCGTCAAGTCTTTAATTGGATCACTACTTCTTCTGATAATTACCTAGCATTAGGCACTAGTAAAAAACTGTACCTTGAAGCAGGTCAAAACTTATACGACATCACCCCCTTAAGAGCAACTTTTATTACTCCAACAACTGATAACTGCTTTACAACTGTTAATGGTTCTAAAACGGTTACCGTAGCAATTTCAAGTCACGGGGCTGCAGACGGGGCTTTTGTTACTTTTTCTGGAGTAGTTGGACCCATTGGAGGTATCCCGCAAGCTGAGTTTAATGCTGAGTTTATTATCACTTTAGTTAATGGAAACTCTTTTACGATCACAATGACAACCGCTGCCTCATCTTCAACTTCAGGCGGGGGTGCGGGAATTACGGCTGCTTTCCAAATCAATCCAGGAAATGATGGTGGTGTTCTAGGATATGGCTGGAGTGCAGGTACTTGGGGTACGGTTGCTTTTGGAGCTGGTGCAGCAACACCTGTTATTGGTGGGCAACGAGATTGGTTTTTAAGTAACTTTGACGACGACTTAGTCGCTAATATCCGTAATGGCGCAATTTACTATTGGGTAGATGCAAGTGGCACTGGAACTAGAGCGGCTTTACTGTCTGCTACTACGATAGATGGAATAGCGCCTGCGGACGTTCCGACCGAGGCAATGCAGATATTAGTCTCTCAAAACGATAAACATCTATTAGCTTTTGGTTGTACACCGTTTGGAGGAGGGACAGCAGACCCCTTATTAATCCGTTTTGCTACCCAAGATCAGCCCAATGTCTGGACTCCGCTAACGACTAACTCAGCAGGCTTTTTACGGGTGTCTCGTGGTTCTGCGATTGTTTGTGCTGTAGCGACTCGTCAGGAGATTCTTGTCTATACCGAAGGAACCCTAAATTCTTTGCAGTTTGTTGGTACGACTGACGTTTTTAGTCTTCAAGAACTTTCAGACAATATTTCAATTCTTAGTCCACGCTCGGTTGTTACAGTTAATAACACGGCTTATTGGATGGGGCATGATAAGTTTTATGCCTATGGTGGTCGAGTCGAAACCCTGCCTTGTACCCTAAGAAATCACGTATTTGAGAACCTCAACTACGACCAAGCCGATCAGATTGTTTCAGGAACTAACGAGGGCTGGAATGAGATTTGGTGGTTCTACCCCACGGCAGACAGTAATATTAATAATGCCTACATCATCTACAACCACCTAGAAAAGATCTGGTACTACGGCACAATGGACCGCACTGCGTGGTCGGACTCGTCACTAAGGGAGTACCCTCAAGCCCTAACACAGACTTCTTTCACTGGTTCTCTTAATAACAGCACAACTCTAAATGTGACTGCTATTTCTACAGGGTCGCTTCAGGTAGGTTCAATTATTACAGGTACGGGTGTAGCCACAGGAACCATTATAACGGCTCTAGGCACGGGCACAGGCGGGGTTGGGACTTACACGGTCAATATTTCACAACTTGTGGTCTCTACCACAATGACTGCTGACAGTGTTGTTTATAACCATGAACAGGGTCTGAATGACGACACCACGGCGATGGAGTCTTATATTATCTCGTCAGACTTTGACCTTGTGGACGGAGATCAGTTTATCCTCACTAAACGAATCATCCCTGACTTTAACTTTGCTGGGTCAACTGCTGCGTTGCCTGAAGTCACGATGTATATTAAGCCACGGAACTTTCCAGGTTCTGCCTATACCAACACAGAATCAGATGCAGTAATCGAGACCTCGGTAGACGTCTATACCGAACAAATCTTCATGCGAGCTAGGGCAAGACAGATGGCAATTGAAGTGGAGTCGACCAATTTAGACGTACAGTGGCAGTTAGGAAGTCCCAGATTAGACGGCAGACCAGATGGGCGTAGATAATGGGAATGCAAAAGTTCCGAGCGCCAGCCTTACCTCTGGCTCCACTCGACTACGACCAACAGCATATGTCTCAACTCATTGGGGCGCTAAGACTGTATTTCACCCAACAAGACTCCAACGTGCCTTTACAGATGGATGGTTTACGGCTATTAAATTTGCCAACGTCGGGGTACAATTTGCCAGAAGGCACTGTCTTTCGGGATGGCGAGTACTTAAAAATAGTATTGCCAAACTTTGCTTATGTAGAAGGCGTATCAGGAACGGGTAACGTAGGAACAGTAACAGTAACAATTATATGACACCATCCGAAATCATCCTAAGAGACCAGTATAGTCAGGCGGACGACCCCAAAAAAGTCTTAATGGGCGTTAGCCGTATTGTAAAAGCTGGGAATGGCGTACTATTACAAAAGAATAATTCAGTGCTTTTCTTAATTCGCTTGGGAGAAGGAGACGTAGAGTTGCATTTATATACCGTAGATCCACCCCAAGCCCTAGCCTCGGCTATTCAGTATTTCATTGAAAAGATTAGAAATTCTGACCTTAAAAAGGTTTACTTTATTAAACCTAAAAGCGGGGAACAGATTGTCAAAATGCTCAAAATATACGGTGTAGACATTCAAAAGTCTGACCGTAAAGAATACGCTTATATGGCTAAAGTATGAGATATCACCTAGAATCCACCCTTCCCATCCATGCTTTCCAACCGTTGGTTAAACATAGCCCGTTTAAACATGGCATGACATTAGAAGGCGGTGGCGGCATTGTTTCTGCTATTACAGATCCAATTTCAGATGTTTTAGGCACTTCAGGCGGTGGTGGTGGAATCTTAGGAGCTTTAGCGGACGTAGACAAAGCCGTAGGAGATACTGTACCTGGCGGTTGGGGAACGGTAGCAGCGGTTGCTGTACCTTATGCTGCTCCTTATGTACTTGGACCTTTAACTGCTGTACAAGCTGCTGCATTAGCCGCTGGTACTAGTGCTGCTACTGGAGCAATCCAAGGAAGAGATCCAGAGGATATTTTAAAAGGTGCAGCTTTATCTGGTTTAACTGCTTATGGATTAAGTTCATTGGGAGGAGCTGGAGAAAACATTGATTTGCCCTCAGAAACCCCTTATATAGATATGCCAGATGGTGCTAATTTATTAACACCAGATTCTATGGACATTCCTTTAAAAGAAGCCATTAAACTGCCAACAGAGGCTCCTATACCAAATTTTGACGCAGACATTACTGCTGGCTCTCAAAGTTATGCTAATGCTGATGATATACGTACATTACTTGAACCACTTCCTCAAGGTTATGATCCATCAACAGAAATATTAGATACAGACTATTCTGTTTCAAAACCACAGGGAATTAGATCCTTAGTAGCGGAGTCTGAAGTAGATCCAACATCACTAGGAGGTCGTGCAGATCCTTTTGTAGGTGTATATCCAACTAGCAATGTTTATACAGACCTGCCCGTTGGTTATGAATTTATGGGACCAAATGGGATGGAAGTGGTAGGTCCTAATGGAAAAACGTATTTACAAAAAGATCTGTATGAAGCATTAAGCAATAGAGCAACAGACTATTCTGTTCCAGCACCAACATCATCAGACTTGCCCTCTTTCTTAGAAACGGTAAGTTTAAAACCAGATAGCACGCCTGTTCCATTAGAATCGCCTACTGGATATCCACAAGGTGTGCAAATTTTTAATCGTAGCGTACCAGCAGATGCTGCAACGCAAAAAATGGTTGAAACAGGATACTTAGATCGGTTGGCTAAATTGCCAGGTGCTACCTATGACATGGCTAAGTCTTATGTTGTAAACAATCCATATAAATCGGCAGCAATTGGATTAGGAGCTTTAAAATTAGCTAACGCTGGTCAACAGCCATCGCCAGCCCCAACTGGAATTCAATCTATAGAATCTACAGGATATACAGGTGGCTACGGTTCTTCTGGCGGTATTGCAAGTCCTTATTTATTAAGAAACCGAATAACGGCTTCAAATGTATATGATTATGAAAACCCATATGATCGTTATGCTACGGTCAATAGACGGTACGCAAAGGGTGGAGAAGTAAAACATTTTGCTTTTGGTGGCATTTCAAACGCTTTAACTAGAGCTTTTCAGCCAGTAGAAAAAGCAGTTTTACAGCCAATTGGACAAGCAGTTCCTTTTGTACGTGAAATCGCACCATATGCTGGTATATTAGCTGCTCCATTTATTGGGTCTCCTGTTGCAGCGGCAGGCATTGGCGCTCTTTCCTCTGGTTTTGGTCGACCAGGCAGCGGTTTTGATATGAAACGTGCCTTGATGGGTGGTATTGCTGCTTATGGTGCATCGACACTTGGTGCTGGTCTTGAAGCTGCTGGTACAACCCCTCTAGATGTTTCTTCTGCGGTTCCCAATTTTGATGCCGACATTACTGCAAGCGTGCAAAAAGAAAGCTTGTCTAAACCATTTTTTAGAAGCCCAAAAGTTGTAGGCAAAGGCATTGGAAATTTACTAAGTCCAAGTACCTATGACCAAGCAGCCGCTAATTTTGGTACCAAAGCTGGCACATTTAAAACAGGTGTTCCTCTAGTTATAGGAACTTCTGGAATGATGGCGATTGATGAAGCTCAAAAAATTCGAGAAGACGCAGATCGTGCTGCTGCCGCCAGTAAAGGCGAACAGCAAGATATGTTGGCTAGAATTTCTAAAGGCAAAAAACGGGCTGAAGAAGCAGTAAGGGCAAACCCTTATATGTATGCTATGGGTGGATCTGTTGATGATGAACTAGGTGGAGACTATTCTGCTATGGGAATGAATCAAGGCAATTTGCAAAAAGGTCTATTTGGTATGGGATATGCCGCTGGAGGAACTCCTCGTTTTCTTTCAGGCGGAGGAGACGGAATGTCGGATTCCATTCCTGCCACAATAGGTGGAACTCAAGAGGCTAGACTGGCTGATGGTGAATTTGTTATTCCCGCTGATGTAGTCTCGCATCTTGGAAATGGCTCTTCAAAAGCAGGAGCAAAACAGTTATATTCTATGATGGATAGAGTAAGAAAAGCCCGTACAGGCAATGAAAAGCAAGGTCGTCAGATTAAACCTCAAAAACTGATGCCCGCTTAAAGGATAAATTATGGCTCAAACTACTACAGTCACAACAGGTCAACAATCCATTCCACAGGAGTTGATGCCGTATTTTACTGGTGTTAATCAAGCATACGGAATCCTCCCTAAAGCTCAAGAAATATTTGCTAGAGATTATGCAACTGCCTATGGCAATGCCTTAGCCCAACAAGGACTAGAAGGTGCTGGACGTATTGCCGGACTATCCGCCCCAGAACAAACTGCTGGACAACAAATTGCTGCGATGCAACGTCCAGAACAATTTACTACTGGATACGGAGCTTATGCTCAAGGACTTGGAGCGTTAGGATCAATGCTAAGTCCTGAGCAGACACAGGCTTATATGTCGCCCTATGCTCAAAACGTGATTGATGTTAATAAAGCAGAAGCGATTCGTGACGCACAAAAGGGACTGATGGCTCAAAACTTAGGAGCCGCCCGTCAAGGTACTTATGGCGGTGCAAGACAGCTATTAGCTCAAACCGAAGCCGACCGTAATCTTCAGACTAAGTTAGGTCAAATACAGGCTATGGGTTTACAAAACGCTTTTGAAGCCGCCCAGAAAGCTCAATTAGGCTCTGCCGCTACCTATGGTCAATTAGGTCAAGGATTGGGTCAGCAAGGAGCTTTACAGCAACAAACTGACTTGGCTCGTTCTACTGCTCTTGGAGCTTTTGGCGGTACACAACGCAGTGTTGCACAGCAACAATTAGATGCACAGTATGCTGATCAAATGCGTGCCTTAGGATTCCCAGAACAACAGTTGGGTGCGTTCTCTAATATTTTACGTGGTGTTCCATTAGGAGACACTATGGGGTCACAGACTGTGACCACTCCACCGCCTAGTTTTGCTAGCCAATTAGCTGGTATTGGACTTGGAGGTCTTTCGTTATTTAATATGATGGGTAAACCATGAGTATCTTAACTGCCCTCCGTCAGCAGTCTAGTTCTATTGATGACTTAGCTAAATTGCCACAAGCCATGATTATGCAGATGGCTCAACGTAAACAAATTGCACCTGAAATGGTTGCCCCTATCCTTTCCCGCAAAGCAGAAATGATTGATGCTGCGGTTAAAGTAAAAGCCATGCAGACTGGAGCACCATCTACTTCAGTCATGGAACAGTTAATGGCGCAAAATGCAATGGCTGAAGTTCCAGAAGCAGGCGTTGGTCAATTACCTATTCCAGAGCGTCAGTATGCTGGCGGTGGAATTATTGCTTTTGCTAAGGGCAGTTTAATTGATGATGATGACGAAATAGATCCATACGAAGACTATGCCAAAGCCGCTGCAATGGTACAGCGAGCAAATGCTATGCCAGTTGGTATGCCTGCCGCAATGTCAATTGGTATGCCTGCCGCAATGCCAGTTAATGCACTAGCAGCAAAACCATCAATTCTTCCACAAAGCTATGAAGCCGCCTTGGCTGAAAAAGGTCAAACACCCGCTTCTGTTCGTAAAACAATGATGGAGGGATCCAAAAAAAGTGACAATGTAATGCCGCCAATAGGCGTGTTTAAGCGTGGTGGACATAAATACGAAGACATGGTTGTTAGAGAAGCCCAGCGTTTAGGAGTAGATCCTAATCTTGCTTTGCACGTTCTTTATAAAGAAACAGGAAACTTAAAAAATCCAGAGACTGCCAAGTCCCCAGCAGGGGCTATTGGTGTTATGCAATTAATGCCCAAGACTGCTAAAGGCTTAGGCGTAGATCCACTAAATCCAGAAGAAAACATTCGTGGCGGGGTAACGTACCTTAAACAAATGTATGACAAATACCAAGATCCTACCCTTGCTTTAGCTGCATATAACGCAGGTCCTGGTCGTTTAGATAAAGCCTTAAAAAGCGGGCAAGGTATTGCTTCACTGCCTCGTGAGACTCAAAACTATATCCGTATGGCTAGTGGCGGAGAAGTAAAACACTTTGATACTGGTGGTTTAAACAAACCATTTATAACCGATCCAAAAGGAATAACAAGACTTCCACAGTACCCATTGGCTTTATATAAAAAACCATCTTTATACGGAAAACCATCTTTATACGGAAAATTTTTAAATAGAATTCCTTATTTAGGTGCTGCTTTAACAGCCGCTGAAAGACTAGATGCTCTTGTAGAAAGTGATACAGGCACTGCTTCTGAATTTTTAGATCCAATAGCAGCCATGCAAGGTACTCAAGGTGGGTATGAAAGACCTATAAAAAAAGATATTTATGCTCAAATGAAAGAAGATATAAGAGCAGAAAATGCACCAAAGTCGTCTTACGTGCCTCCAATAATTTTATCGGGAGCAGATAACGAAGACGCTTCTACAGGTATGGCTATGAGAAACTTAGCACCCGCTGCACCACCTGCAACAGCTACTGAAAAAAAAGAAAAAACGGCTTTTGAAATGTTTTTAGAACAAGATGCTGCAGATAGAGCCGCTTTATCTAAGCAACGAGCCGAAGATCGCAACATGGCTTTACTTGCCGCTGGTCTTGGAATGCTAGGTGGAGATTCGCCATATGCCTTTACTAACATTGGTAAGGGTGGTTTATCGGGAGTTTCTTATCTATCTGAAGCTAATAAACAAAGAGCAGCACAACAGGCTGCATTGGATAAAAATAAAATTGCTGCAATGCACTATCAAAATCTTGGTGACTACTATAAGAGTCAAACATTGAGCAAAGAAGAAAGATTAGCATTAGAAAGAGAAAAAATGCTAGGAAGACAATTAGAAGAAAAACAAAAATTAGCACAAAATAAAGCTATTGCCGCACTTAAAGTTGATTTAACTGCACCTCTTGATCCTCAAACAAAAATGAAAATTGATAATTATATTGCTCAAGATTTAGCCAACGATAAGGCTTATATGAAAATGTATGAGCAACTATTTGGTTTTCCTTATGAAGTTTCTCCAACCAGTTCAATACAATCTCAAGCAGACAAAATAATTAAAGGCAAGTAATGTCTAAAGCTGAACAATACGCTCAGTGGATTGTTGATAATGCAGATAAAAAAGGAACTGAAGAGTTCAATATTGTCGTTCAAGCATATCAAGAAGCTAAAGGAATATCTGAGCCTGTTAGTGACATAAAACCTGACACAGGTTTTACTGGAGCTTTTTCCGCAGGTAAAGAACGTTTAAAAGGGGACATAGCCCTTTTAGCTGGCAAAACTGGACTAATGAGTCTAGAAGATGCTGAACGCTATAAACGGGAAAAAGACATCTTAGCCCAACAGATGTTTAAACCAACCGAAGAAAGTTTTACAGAAGCTCCTTTTTTAAAATTTAGAGAATTACTTGGTGGATCTCTTCCATATATGGTGGCTCCACTAGCGGCTGGTGTAGGAGCTAAAGCCCTTGGCGTTGGTGCAGGTGTTGGTCTTGCTGGCGCTGGACTTGCCTCTCTAGGACAGTTCACGGGATCCAACCTTTCCCGCCAAGTAGAAACAGGAAAAAGTCTAGAAGAAGCTAACCTTGGTAAAGCGGCTGCTGCTGCCGTGCCACAGACTGCATTGGATGTTATTGCTTTGCGGATGATTCCTTCAATTGGTAAATTGTTTGGTGCGGCTGGCAAAGAAGTTACCCCAGAACTAGCTAAAGAGATTGCCAAACAAGGAATGCTTAGAACCACTGCCGCTTATGGCATGGGTTCAGCCAAACTTGCTGGTATTGAAGGTGCTACCGAAGTAGGGCAACAGTTCTTAGAACGTCTACAGGCTGGTTTAAACATCTCAGACCAACAGGCTAGGGACGAATACTTTGACAGCTTTATTGGCGGTGCAGTCCTTGGCGGCACATTAGCCGTACCTGGCACGTACTTTGAGCGTGGAGCCACGATCCGCAAGGGCAGAGAAATGGAAGCGGAACAGAAGCGTCAAAAGGATGAAGAACTTCAAAAAGCCCAACAAGAAGCCGCTTTAGCTGAACGTCAGCGGATACAGGAAACCCAACAAAAACTAGGTGTCTCTGAGACTCTAGCCTTACCCGCCCCAGAGAAAAAGTACGTTGAACCATCTGAAGACGATCCTTTGTTTAATCCTTTAGGTCGGTTCCAAACCACGGATCTTAGTGCCAAAGAAATTACAGAGATCAATCAACGTAGACAGGCTATGGGTAAACCCCGTATTGGCAAGACCTTTTCTATTGAAGATCTGGCAGATGTCTTTACCCCAGACGAAACTAAGACGGCAGAAGGTGTCCTAGGACGCTTAGTAGCCTCTAGGACGGGATTTCAAGCAGGAGATGACGTATCCCCCTCAGCTTTAAATTTAATTGCCCAGCAACGTGGTATTGCTACCGACACTCAAGGGTTTAGAGACTTCCTAGAAAGAACTACGGGAACCAATAATTTAGAAGATATGTCTCCACCTCAAAGGTTTGCAGTTGCTAAAGCATTAAGAGAAATGCCAAAAGGTGCTGAACCTCAAGTTTTACAGGCTGGTATTACTACGGTTAAACACTATACCCCTGATCAATATACCCAGACCATAGACGGTATTAACAAAGAGTTTGCTGAAGTTGGCGATAAACCTAACGGGCGGGAAAGTGTACTAGAACAGATTGAAAAATATAGCGGTCTGACCAGACGAAAAGACCAGCAACGTCTTTTAGACCAAGCAATCCTTAACGGTGATTTGGAACGTGTTATTGAGGTTCGGAACGTCAATGGTGTGGAAAAGAATGTAGAGATGATCCAAAAACCCACCCCAAGGAAAGAGTTGCCTGGCGGCATGGACATTCGCAAAGAAACGTTTAAACAGGGAGAGACCCCTGATTTTTATGAAATTCGTTATGGCAATAAACCTATTCCAGAGCTTAACCTAGAAACTGCCGAAGAAGCGGAACAAGCATTAACTAAAATTCAAGAGAACCGTCAGAACGAAGTTATTCGTTTAGAAAAAGAAATTGCCAAATTACAGGCTGGTATTCAACAAAGAGAAGCTGCTTTGCTTAAAGCTCAATCTTTAGGAGAAGATACTTTTTTAATGTCAGCTATGAATTACGGTCAAGATTTGGAAGCAAATCAAGAAATAGCAGCTTTACGACAAAAACAACAGCCCTTTCTTCAAACAGGCAAAATAGTGCCTGTTGGCACTAGAGCTTTGACCCAAAATAAGTTTACCTATTATGAACAAGGTAAACCAATCGTTAAGTTTGATACCGAAGAACAGGCAGAAGCATACGGCATAAGCCGTTTAAACGACCAGACACTGAAGCAAATTATTGAATCTGCACCAGCCCAGAAACAAACTGGCAGAGTTAAACGGTACGTAGACCTAGCTCAAAAGGAGCTAGATAGT